CGCACGCAGATGCTGAACCACCGCAAGCGCTACCAGCGCAAGTGGCTGTTCCGCGAGGCGTCGTTCGACCCGAAGGGTCGCTCGGCGCTGGAGTCCGACGAGGACAACACGATGGTCCCCGTCATGGGCAACGAGCCCCTGACGGACGTGATGATGCCGATTCCTGCCATCCCGATCCCTCCCGACTTCTATCAGCAGTCGGAGTTGATCGAGCAGGACATCGACCGCATCACGGGCGTGTCCGAGTACCAGCGCGGCGGGATGCCCGAGGTCCGCAGGACCGCCACCGAGGCGGCGATGATGCAGGACGCCGCCAACGCGCGTTCCGCCGACAAGTTGGCGATCGTCGAGGGCTTCATCGCGGTGATCGCTTCTCGCCTGATCGCGCTCGCGCAGGAGATGCTGACTGGCGACCAGGTGGTCCGCGTGGTCGGCGTCAACGGCGGGCCACACTGGCTGCAGTTCGACCGCGAGTGGATCCAGGGCGAGTTCGACTTCGAGGTGGAGGCTGGCTCGACCCAGCCGAACAATGAGTCGTTCCGCCGTCAGTCGGCGCTGCAGATGATGGACGCGATGGCGCCCCTCATCGGCGCTGGCGTGATCAACCTGCCGAAGTTGGCGGCGCACGTGCTGCGCGACGGCTTCGGGATCAGCAACCCTGAGATGTACGTCGACCCGATGGGTATGGCTGGCATGACCCCCATGATGCCGCCGATGGGCCCAGAGGGGTCTGGGGGCGCCCCCCCTGGGCCTCCCGACGGGTCGGGCGGTCCCCCTCCGCCGACGGGCGGTGGGGGCCAGCCGCCAATGCCGATGCCGCCAGCCCCAGGGATGGGCGGGAACATCGACCCGAAGACGCTCGCCATGCTCTCCACGAAGGTTGGCCTGGATACCCCCAACTTGGGCTGACGTACCAAAGTACGCCAAGAGTTGAAGGCCCGACCAACCCTTGAGGAGTCTTAGGTGCCCGAAGAGATCCAGCCAGAAGCCGCCCCCGTCGCAGACGGACAAGGGGCAGAGGCAGAAGGGGGCGCAGCCGCCGTCGAGGCGAGCGAGCCCCAGTACTTCGATCCCACCCCCTACGCTGACCAACTCACGAAGGTCGTCGTAGACGGGGAAGAGATCGAGGTTCCCGTTGCTGAGTTGCTTGGCGGGTACAGCCGCACTGCGGACTACACGCGCAAGAGCCAGCAACTCGCTGCACAGCGGCAAGAGCTGCAGTTCGCGAACGTCATCGCCGAGGCGCTGGCGGAGGATCCGCAGCGGGCCATCGAGTACCTCTCGCAGAGATACGGGCTCCAGGTGGCACCTGTTCAGCAGGAAGAGGAAGAGTTCCTCGACCCGCTGGAGAAGCAGGTGCGTGACCAGGGGCGCTGGATCGAAGAGCGGGCCAAGATGGACGCTGACATCCTGCTCGAACGGCAGATCGCCGAGGCGCAGCAACTGTGGGACGACGTCGACCCGAGGGAAGCCGTCGCCTACGCCCTCCAGCGAGGCTGGGAAGGGCGCACTGCGATCCAAGACGCCTTCGCGGCGCTCGCGGGCCAGCGTGTCCTCGCCGAACGAGCCGCCCAGCGGCAGATGTCGACCCAGCAGCAGGCAGCCGAGCAGGCCGCGATCGCGGCCAAGCAGAGGCTGAACGGCTCGGTGGAGCAAGGCGCAGGTGCGGGACAGGGTTCGACCGTCACAGGCCCACAGCAGGCCTCAACGATCGCAGAGGCGTGGGAGATGGCCAAGCAGCAACTTGGCATGTCCTAAGCCCCAACCCCAGGAGCAACCATGGCTGGTAACCCGAACTTCGACGCCCTCCTCGCCACCACGCTGGCGAACTACGACAACAAGCTGACCGACAACATCTTCTCTGCGCGGCCGTTCCAGTACTGGCTGATGCAGGCTGGCCGCATCAAGTCCAAGAGCGGCGGCGTGAAGATCGTCGAGCAGTTGATCTACGGGATGAACACGACCGCTGGCTCGTACAGCGGCTACGACACCATCTCGCTGACCGCCCAGGACGGCATCACCGCTGCCGAGTACCCCTGGAAGCAGTACGCGGCCTCCATCGCCATCAACGGCCTCGAAGAGGCGCAGAACAGTGGCGAGGCGGAACTGATCGATCTTCTGGAGTCGAAGATCATGCAGACCGAGGAGACGCTCAAGGAGAAGTTCGACCAGATGTTCCTGCAGTCCGATGGGACGGGGAACTCGGGCAAGGACTGGCTCGGCCTGGCTGCCATCGTCGGCGACCAGACGGACTCCGTCACGACCGTCGGGAACATCGACGCCACGTCGTTCACCTGGTGGCGGTCCTACAAGGAGGCGACCGCTGGGTCGCTGACCCTGGCGCAACTGTCCACCGCGTTCAACTCGGTGTCGGTCGGCAACGACCAGCCCGACCTGGCGCTGACCACGCAGACGCTCTACGAGCGCTACGAGGGCCTGCTCCAGCCGAACCAGCGGTTCACCGACCCGAAGACCGCCCAGGCGGGCTTCCAGAACCTGCTCTACAAGGGCAGCGTCACGATGTGGGACGTCTACACGACCGCTGGCGTCTGGTACTTCCTGAACAGCAAGTACCTGAAGCTGGTGAAGCACTCCGACAAGTGGATGGAGCGCACCCCCTTCGTGCGGCCTGAGAACATGGACGCTCGGTACGCGCTCCTGCTCTCGTACGGCAACCTGGTCTGCTCCAACCGCAAGCGGCAGGGCAAGTTGACGGCGAAGACCGCCTGACCAAGCCCGCTCGAACGAGAAGGCGGGGGGAGGAAGCCCCCCGCCTCTCGAAGGAAGGATCCCGATGGGTGCAGTAGCGATCACGAAGAAGCAGGAACTGGGCGGGCTCGGCCTGGAGCAGGGCAAGCGGTACGTCCGCTGCACCCTGACCCCGACGGGCACCTACGCCACTGGCGGGGACACCATCCCACCGCTGACCCTGGGCCTCAAGAACGTCACCGAGATGTTCGTGTGCGTCAAGGGCAAGGTTGGGGGCCTCGCAGTCGTGCCCACCACGATGGGTGCGCGGCCGACGCTGGCGGGAACCGCCACCGTCCCCCTGATCCAGTGGCACGTCGGGTCGGCGTCGCCGACCGAGGTCGCCAACGCGACCAACCTGACTGCGGTGAGCATCGACGTCATCTTCGGCGGCGACTGACCGTTTCACCAGGAAACATCGAAGAGGCGAGGGGCCCTGCCGCCAGGCGGGGCCCCTTGTGTGTACCAGGGAGGACTGAAAGACGATGACGAACGGTGCCAACGTGATGAACCCCACTGGCTCGGGCGCTCCTGCGGGCTCGCTGCTCGGCGAGCGCGTCGCCCTGGTGAACGCCAACTCGCAGAGCGTCGAGGGCCAGGGCAACCTGGCGTTCTCGACGGTCGAGTACATCGACCCCCGCAAGGGCTTCTGCAAGGCGAAGGAGAACACCTGCGGGGCTCGTCGGGTGACCAACTCTCTGTTCTGCGCGGGCCACAAGCGGTCCTTCGAGGCTGGCAACGATGTCAACGCTGGGTGAACTGCAGGGCTACTGCCGCTCGACGGTCGACGTCACTACGACCGACCTGCCCGACGCCCTCCTGAACCTCTGGTTGCAGGACGGCTACAACCGCGCGATCGCGCAGGAGGACCGCTGGCCCTTCTTCGAGGTGATCTCCTCGATGAGCGCCGTCGCGGGGCAGCGCAACTACTCGATCAGCACGATCCCTGCCACCACCACGCTGAGGTCTGTCTCCGCCGTCATCGACGATGGCACCCTCGGCAACGGGTGGTCACTGCAACTCGTCAACCATGACGAGGCGCAGTCCCGCTACCTGGGCGTGCTGGACACGCCAGGTCAGCCGCTGTTCTACTCGAAGAAGGCGGGCCAGATCAACCTCTGGCCGAAGCCGAACCAGGCCTACCACTACATCATCTTGGGCTACCGCACGCCCTCCAACTGGATCCTCGGCGGTTCGGGCTCGTCGCCCGACTGCGATGACAGGATGCACCTGCCGATCGCGGATTGGGCCCTGTCGCGCTACTTCAAGCAGCAGGAAGATCCCGCGATGGCGGCTGCGTACGAGGAGTCGTACCGCGACGGGATGCAGATGGCCCACCAGGCGATCATGCGGGTCGACCAGGACTACCCGCTGATCCTGAACCGAGGGTGGAGCAACCCGTCGGTCAACTGGTGGCTGCAGTCGCTCGGCCGCAACTTGGGGCACTGATGGCCCGCGCCATCAAGGGCATCGAGGTGCTCGACTTCTCTGGCGGCTGGAACCTGGACGCCGACCAGTTCAAGCTGGCCGACAACGAGATGCCCGAGATCTACAACATGATGCTGATGCGGGACGGTTCGCTGACCGTCCGCAAGGGCATGTCGACGTGGGGTTCGGGCCCGTGGGGCGCGAACAGCGCAGGCAACTCCTACTTCTTCGGCTCCTCGACTGGCGTGCGCCAGATGCTGGAGGCTCGCGCGACCGACCACACGATCCAGTACGGCACGGGCGGCGCCTGGGCCTCGATCGGGCAGACGACTGGCGCCACTCCGCACGAGGCCGACTTCCAGACGTGGATCAACCGCGTCTACTGCGCCAACGGCAAGGGCCAGGTGGGCTGCAAGTGGGACGGCACCACGCGCACGGCCCTGACCGCGTCGGGGACGGCGCAGTGGCAGAACAACTACGACACGCCGACTGGCACCCATCAGCCGAAGGCGGAGTTCATCGTGCGTCACGCCGACCGCATGTGGGTCGGCTACACGAACGAGGACGCCACCGACTTCCCGCTGCGCGTCCGCTACAGCCACTTCAACCAGCCCGAGTCGTGGCACCAGGACGACTACATCGACCTGCCCGAAGGCGGTGGCAAGATCACTGGGATCGCGTCGTTCAAGGACACCCTGATCATCTTCAAGGAGAAGCAGATCTGGGCGATCTACGGGTACGATCCCGACCAGTTCAACAAGGTGAACCTGACCTCGTCGATGGGTGTGCCCCATCGCAACGCCTTCTCGCAGAACGAGCAGCGGCTCTACTTCTACGACCTGGCGCT